CTGGCTACACGGGCTATCCTAACTCACAAAATATGAGTGTGAATGACCCGTCTGCAAAGCACGCGTGGAGGTCTAGCTCGAATTCAAAACGCCATAGGCCTGCTGGTTGGATTCCTCCAACTAGCTATAGCATGGAAGAAGGATCGTGGCAACGCCCTAGGGGGTCCATTGTTGAACCTAGCGGGTGGAGACAAGACGGTTATTTAAACGTCGAGAATCCACTCTCTATGTTTGGCAAGGACTGTAGTGCTTTAGGCATTCCCCAGGTGTTCCCGAGCTATCTGGCAAATCGGGCGCTCCAGAACGTTCGGCTAAAAGTGAAGGATCAATCCTTCAATGCAGCCCAGGCGTTTGCTGAGCGTGCGCAGACAGCTCGTCTCGTAGGTGGGGCTCTAACTCGTATCGCCCAAGCGGCTATCCTGTTTAAAAGACGCCGATATGAAGCTGCCTTTGCAAGGCTCGACTTCTTCTCGGAACGTCTCAGGAAAGAGCACTTGGCTAATACGGTGTTAGAGTTCAACTACGGGGTTCGACCGTTGATCCAGGATATTTATGGAGCTTGCGAAGCCCTTGACAAGGCTGGCAATGGTGTTTGGATAAACACCTATCGGTCGAGAGTCCAAGAGAAGTATAGCCTTACGAGAGATCGTGGCACGAGTTCGAGCACTGCTCGAGCAACCGGCGAAGTCTTTTATGGGGCTATGGCTCGTTTGGACGTTATACCCGGCAACACGGCTCTTCAAACAGCTGTGTCGTTGGGCCTTACTAATCCTGTCTCCTTAGCGTGGGAATTACTCCCATTTAGCTTCGTTGTCGACTGGGCGTGGCCACTGGGTGATTACTTCTCCCAGTTTGACGCGCTGGCCGGTGTCGAAGTGAAAGGATACTCGATGTCGAATCTTACTAAGATCCGCGTCAAGTATGAAGGCAGGAAGCCCGCAGGTACTAATCAGATAGTCAACTGGGATAGTTATTACCGGTTGACAAAACTGAATCGGACTGCGTCCTTGAGCGTTCCATTTGCGACCCTACCGAGGGTCAAGGATCCGTTCAATAGTAAGGAACACGTGCTGAATGGCCTGGCTCTTCTAGCTGGCGCCTTCAGATAACCCTAATGTTTCATAAACCGAGGTAAAAGGCATATGCCTTCGATGTCCGCGCTCACCATCAATGATGGTGCTGCAACTCCTGTTGCACACACCTTTACGCCGCAGTCTGTTGACGGCGGCAAGGCCCTGTTCTTCGACAAGGTGACCGGGATCCCGGCGGGTTATTCCCGTCTGGATCATGAAGTCCGGTTGGCCAAGTCGGCGACTGGTGCCCACAGCGTGATTGTCGGGTTCCTTATCCCGATCATGGCGCTTGTGAACGGTGTGCAAACGCGAGTCCGTGTCAGCTCTGCTCAGGTTCGCCTGAACTTCGCACAAGACTCGACGGATCAGGAGCGCAAAGACCTGGTGGCTTACGTCATCAATGGTCTGAGCAACGCGACGATCAAGCCCACGCTGTACAACACGGAACCGTTCTTCGGTTAATTCCGAGGGACGCTCCGTAGGGAGCAGTGTGGTGCCTACTGTTTCGTTGTCTCACTCGCTCATGAACGCCCCGTTGGGGCTCACTGCTATGAGGATCTTCCTATGGCTACTGTCCGTCGCCGCCCTTCTGGGGCTGCTCTCGTTGCTTGTGCTCCGCCCCTCGCTCGTATCCACGAGCGAATCTTCAGCGCACTCGATCTCAAACCCCGCGAGGGGTGCGAGTTCGGTGGCGCCGGAGGGAGTGGTTTGTTCGTTCCCAACGCAGGAGTTTTAAATGAAGTTGAGCAACATGCTCTCCTTTATTTTGCTTCTGAATGGCTTTCTAAACTTGATGACGGTAAGTCTTCTAGTGCGAAAGTCACTGAAACGTGGGAACGGTTTAACCGTGCGGAAGCGTCCTGCTTTGCAACGAACCAAAGACTCACGAGAGAGTGGCGAAACTCGCCATACGTCCGAGAAATTAATCTCGCACGTAAAATAGTCTCGAGGGTCCTAGGTAAGTTCGACTGGGACGAAGCAGCGAAAGGTTTTAGGTGGAGCAAAGGTGCTACTACCAGACTGACCCGACAACAGTCGGATGCTGCGCACAAATATAGCGGTACGCCGCATGCAACAATCGGTAACGCCGTCCTCGCGAACACTCTCATCGAGTGGACACCGGGATGGGCCCAGAGTATCGGGCCCGTCGATCCGGCAGAGGGTATCGGCTACGTGAAAATCGTAGACGGTAACGACGTTGTCACTGTCCCGAAGAACTACAAGACGGACCGTACAATTGCCATCGAACCTGATATGAACATACATGTTCAGCTCGGAATCGGTGCAGTTATACGTCGCAAGCTCCGAGGAATCGGAATAAACCTGGACGATCAAACCCGAAACCAACGAATGGCCCACGTGGGGTCATTTGCTGGAACTCTGGCTACGATCGACCTAAGCATGGCGAGCGATACTATCTCGCGAAGCGTGG